ATGATGGATTGAATGTTGCAGTTCCTGTGGAATCGTAGAGAATGCCAGGAGAAGTGGCTCCACCAGAACCAACGGTTCCAGCATCATTAACTCCAATCTTGACGTAGTTTCCTTCTAGGGTAAGGGGTGCTGCGATTGCACTACTTCCCATTAATAAGGCTGACGCAGCTGCCAGCGCCTTTGTAGCGTAAGACATAAAAAATCCTCTGTACTTTGTGTGTACTAAACGAAACAAACCGAAGTATGAAAAGTAAAGTAATCGCAAAGTCCAGAGGACTTTATTTTATGTTAACCCAGACCAGTTGTATTCAACGATCAACGTTCTAGGTATTTATTATAACAGTTTCTTCACTTAGGTGGATTAGCCTCGAAGATGCGTCCCCAACCATCGTTACCAGCTGGACACCAACGTGCTTTGAGTTCTGACTTCTTGTAGACAGCACCCTTACCGTTCATAACGCTGGATGAATAACCATCGTTGAGAGAACCGTATGGATCGTTAACAACATAGTCTTCACCCTTCTTACCGATGACTACACACATGTGACCGCCCTTAGGAGCACTAAGAGGACCACGGTGGAGAATACCGATAACAACGGGTCTACCAGCAGCAAGCTGCTTGTCAAGATCAGCAAAGGATAGATTGTAGGAGAAAGAGGACTTGATTCCATAACCCGCCAGAACCTTCGTCTGGACGCTGTGATCCGTCGTATCACCAACTGCAAAGACCTTTTGAACATAAGCATCATCACCCTTTGCACCTTGAAGAGTTCCAGGCTTAAAGTACTCTAAGCACATGGCACAGGAAGATGAGTTACATGTTCTCTCACCATCTCTGTAATTGTCAGTCTGTGGGAAATATGGAACGTTGAGAACAGATGACTTTGGCTTCTCTCTGAATATCTTAATCCATTGAGCATTATCATCCAAGATTTCTTTTGGAAGATTATCTTCTAACCACTGAACAGCAGCAACATGCTGCTTATTATTATCGTCGTAGAATTTGAAAAAATTGTGAAGGTCGGCTGCCATATTTTTGATAAGTAACAAACACTTTATTTATCAAAATAATCCTTCCGATAGTACCTCCCAAGGATATTACTATTATAAAAAGCAGGAAGATTATTATCAAGAGATTCAGTTAAAACATTGCACATAAAGAGCATTCTTGTTTCTTCAAAATTAGTCTTTCCAATTGTCTCATGCAAAGACAAAATTTCCCGTGAGAAGTTCTCTTTTCCAAACTTTTTAATATCTTCCTTTAATTCTGGACAAGAACCATAATACTTCTTCCAGTCAGATTCTTGTTTTACTTTCCTAGTCTTTCCCTTTGGTTTTCTGAACGACCAAAAATACTTTCTACCAATGTACTGTCGTTTGTTGGACTTATTGGTAATGAGATAAACAAAACCAAAGTGGTCCCCAATATCATCAGACTCAAAACATTGGTTATTATACAACCACGGATTCTCATAGGAACTCATCACTAAGTCATCTTTAAATACTTAGCTATATTTATCCTATCATCCTTAACAAAGATATTCTAATCAAGATCCAAGGGTCTGTCAAGACGGTCGGGCAATGGCACTAAAAAACCCCAGAGGCACCTTAGAGGCGCTTCTGGGGCACGGTGAGAGGGTCTTTCGAGTCACTCTGGATTGCTCATCCACTCTTTCTGATAATCGTAGTCTCCAAATAGAAACTCATCGGACTCCGCTGCTTCTTGGTATGCGTTCAGGATTTCCTGTTCACACCATTCATCATAGTTGGAATCCTGCGAAAGTATTTTTGGTAACATCTTGTTTAATTCCACCAACAACATAAGACTCTACCTCAGTCTCCTGAGGAGCAACTTGTAGTCCCTTGGATGAGATCCAATGTTGGGTCCAAGGTAATGGATTATTATTTGCCGAAATATCATACACTGGTTTCATTCCAATCGCTTTAAGTCTACGATTGGCAACCCATTCAACGTATTGTTGCAGAAGTTTGTCATTCAAACCAATCATCGATCCATCTTTGAACAGATACTCTGCCCAACGCTTCTCTTCATTGACTGCACGATCAAACATAGCATAAGTCCACTCTTCTTCTTCCTGACAGATCTTCTTCATGTCTGGATCATCACCCTGCTTCCACTTATTCAGGATATTTTGAGTGATTGCAAGATGCTGATTTTCGTCTCTTGCAATGAGCGATATGATTTTCGCTGACCCCTCCATGAGTTTGAGCTCACCGAAAGCAAAAGAACAAGCAAAAGACACATAGAAACGAATCCCTTCCAGGATGTTAACATTTGCAATTGCTCGATAGAGTTTACGTTTGAGTTCATATCTCTGCTCTTTGAATGTGCCTGCACCCTGCTGGGCATAAAGCCATTCCTCAGTATTCCCATACGATTGAGCAGAACGAATAAAATCATCATAGGATTCTGTGACACTAGAAGCACGTTCTAGAATCCTCTCGTCTGTGATAATTTTATCTAATACTTCACTAGGATCTGAATATACATTCTTAATGATGTAAGTGTATGAGCGACTATGAATCATCTCCATAAACCCCCATACTTCCATACATGCTTCCAATTCTGGTAAAGAGCAATACGGCATGAAAGCCATACTTGGTCCTCTACCTTGAACAGAATCAAGCATGATCTGATATTTCAGGTTTGAAGTATAGATGTGTTTTTGTTCTGGGCGAAGTGTTTGATAGTCTCCCCGATCTTTTTGTAAGGAGACTTCCTCTGGTCTCCAAAAGTATCCTAATTGTTGAGTTGTAAGTTTTTCAAAGATAGGATATTTGAATGAATCATATCTTTGAATACCTAATGGTTTCCCGAAAAACATGGGTTGTTTTTTATAATCATGCTTTTCGGTGTTAAAGACTGTCATTCCACTCACACTATTTGTTGTGGAATGATCATCTAGCGATACTTTAAACTGCACAGGATTCACACTCTCCCTCCTCTACTTGTGATAGTTCTTCAATAAGTGCATCAAGTTTTGATTTTGTTTCAACTACCTCAATTTCATCAGTCTTCATATCATGAGTATTCTGATAATAGGATGTCTTCCATCCGTACTTGTATGTAGTTAAAAAGTCATTTGCCATCACAGACACTGGAACTTCATTGTCTGGATAGTTTTGTGGATTATAAGACCAGTTGCCTGAAATTGCTTGGTCAAAGAACTTTTGCATCACAGCAACAACATTAATATAACCACGATTAGACTCCATATCCCAAAGGAGCGTATAATCATTTTTAAGAGTCGTATATTGGGGAACAACTTGTTTGAGTGGTCCCTTCTTTGACTTCTTAATGGACAAGTAGTCGCGAGGTGGTTCGATTCCGTTTGTTGCATTTGACACAACGGAACTGCTCTCCGAAGGCATTTGTGCGGACAGAGTGCTGTGTCGCAGACCATGTATCTTGATTTCGGTACGTAGACCCTCCCAATCATGTTGTAGCTCCTGACTACTAATTTCGTCAACATCACTCTTGTATGTATCAATTGGCAGAATACCATCTGCATACTTAGTGCGACCAAAGTATTCGCAGAATCCTTTCTCCTTAGCAAGTTGATTGGATGCTTTCAGTAGATAATACTGGAAGGATTCAGAGAGTCCATGAACAGCGTCCCACGCCTCCTGTGAGTCATACTTGTACCCAAGTTTGGCAAGGTAGTGTGCAAGACCGATAAAACCGATTCCAAGCGATCTACGTGCCTTTGTGCAAATCTCAGCAGCTTTGACTGGATATTCTTGGTAATCAATCAACTCGTCTAATCCACGAACGGAAAGATCACATAGATTTTCCAACTCTTCATCGGATTTAATTTTACCTACGTTAACGGCAGATAGAATACAAAGAGCAATTTCTCCAAACTCATCATCAATATGCTGTAAAGGATAAGTTGGTAGAGTAATCTCTTGACATAGATTGCTCATCTCAACCTTATCTTTGAATGAAGAGTGAGAATTGCAATGGTCGATGTTCATCAAATAGATGCGACCTGTTTCAGCCCTTTCTTTAAGTAGGTTGAGAATGAGTTCTTGCGCTTTAATAGTCTTTTTCGGAATGGTCGGATCTTTTTCATATGAAGCATAGAGATCATCAAAACTATCGAGTCCGAAAGAATCATAAAGTCCAGGTACATCATGTGGGGAGAAAAGCGTGATCTCACCATCTTGAATGAATCTTTCATAAAAGAGTTTACTAATTTGAATAGAGTAGTCTAATTTACGAACACGATTATCTTCGGTTCCTTTATTGTTTTTAAGAACAATAATGTCCTCTATTTCTTGGTGCCAGATTGGGAAGTGGACAGTCGCTGATCCACCTCTGATGCCATTTTGAGTGCAGCATCGGACAGTGCTCTCAAACTTTTTGAGGAAAGGGATAACACCCGTGTGCTGAACTTCTCCGCCTCTGATTTTACTGTTGATGCCACGGATGCGACCCGCGTTGATACCGATGCCCGCCCTTTGTGCAACATACCTGCCAATAGCCATATCGCTAGTAAAGATACTATCGAGGGTGTCATCAACATCAACAAGGACACAGCTAGCGAATTGTCTAAGCGGCGTTCGCACTCCTGCCATGATCGGCGTTGGGATGTTGAGTTTGTGCTTTGAGATTGCGTCATAGTACCTCTTTACATAGGAAAGACGGGTTTCTTTTGGAT